AAATTTAAATATTCCTTTCTTAAGTTTTATTTTGTACGAACTATATTTTATTTGTACGGAGTAATTGTAACTAATTTCTTAACAAATTACAAATGAAATCCCTTTATTTTATACATTATCCTTCTGAAAATATAACCTTTTTTTTCTTAAAAAAAACATTAAATTTCCATGTAATTGATATTTAAAATGATAAATTAAACTTTACTCTTTTCCTATGCCTTTTATTTTAAATTCTTATCTCAAAGCGATATAGTAATTAACTATCTAATTTAAAGACACTTTGTAATTTTTTCTACTATATTATCCAATGCACGAACAATCATAAAGATTAACCATATTACAATAAATACAAACATTTTTCAAATAAATTTCTTAAAATTTTACCCTCTAAATTACACAAAAAATCTGAAGTTTGTTTCCAAACTCCAGATTCGCTTATTAGTTGACAATAACGGCAACAACCACTTATAAAAAAGTAGAACTTTTTACTGTAATTTCTATAAATCATCTATACGATATATTTCTATTTCACAAATATTTATTTTTTAAGAGGTGTATGTCACATAAATATTTATTTGTGCTTCATGTATGGGAACTATATTTTTAACATTTTATAATATTTTAAAAGTTTTCAAAATCCATTATTTTCAACGTTTTTACACCACATAAACAATTATATAAACGCGGTATTTTGAAAAGTTTTGTCCTTTTTTTGCCCTTAATATCTCTTGTAAAAAAATCTAAAAATGAAATTTCCCTAGAAATATTTTAACACAGTTTTATAAATTTAAAAAGGGGTAATTTTATTATTATCTTCTTTTTTTACTTTCTATATACTTACATAATTTCCCAGCTGTTTTTAAGGTCATATTTTCTATACTCCTACTGCCATTTCTGTAATTTTGAATCATACTTAAAGCTACACCACTATCTTTTGCTATTCTATAATCTGTAATGTTGCTGTTAAATAATTCTTTAATTTCTTTTATTATTTTTTCAATCATACTACCTCCTAGATAAATTTTAAAATTATTGAAATTATAGTCGCTATAATTCCTAAAATAAGAATTGTTATTTGTATCTTTTCTTTTTTCATGATATAATGTGAGTAACAAGTAGGTACTTGGAGCTTTTATAAGCTCCGTTCCCTTGAAGTATTTAGAAGATTTTAGCAATCAACTCAATTATCGTTTTAATTAACTGTACCAGAGCTAATATTATTGATAATTTTAAAAGAGTTTCTTGTTTGGAATCTTCTTTTTTATTTTGTTTTTTACCCACTTTTTCACCTCCTTTATATTTATAATTACACATCATAAGATGTATAAAGTCAATAGTTATTTGACACTTTTTTAAAAATTTGTCAATAAAAAAAGAAGTAGATATCAATAATACCTACTTCTTTTCTTTTCTCCCTACTAGATTTAAATAATAATATGTAAACAAAGGTTCAAATTCTTTTTTTTGACCTTTCATTAAATCTAGAATATGCTTAATTGTTTCTATAATGTGTACATTTAGATAAATATTTTTAGGAAACTCAAAATCAAAATTGTGAAAAGTGTTTCCTTTAACATCTACATTAACGTTTAATATAGTTTCCTCTTTTCTATCATCGCTTAACTCTGTTTTATTTGGCCAGTTATCTACTACTAATTTTATTTTGACACAATCATCCTTTATATCAATTATCTTAAGTAAATAATGATAGCTATTTGGTTGCCAGATACTTATTTCACTGAATATTTCATTAAAATGTTCCTTTAAAAATTGTTCATTAGTTATCAATATTTATTTCCTCCTTTCTTTTAAATTAAATTATAATTCATGTGCATCCTGTTGTTCATTTTCTTATTTATCCTTTTATTACTCCCTTTATTAAATTTTAACAAAGATTAAACTCAATTACCATTTTTTTATTATATTTATCAACAAAAAATACCCCCTAATTAAAGGGGGTGTAATAGCGTCTTTATTAAGTTATTTTAATCTATCATATTGATAGTTCCATCTTCTTTTATTTCCATCTTTTTATTTGTTTGCATTTCTCCGTCCTTGTTGAACATATACCAATAATCGCCAATCTTACGATACTCCTCTGATACCATATCGCCATTTTCGTTGTTAAGGTAATACCAATGTCCTTGATATTCAACCCAACCAGTAGCCATCTCTCCATTTTCATGGAAATAATACCATTTACCATTGATGAATTTCCATGCTTTAGAAGCCATATATCCACCTTCTGCTAACCAATACCAGCGGTTATTAGCTTCATCATGATACCATTGATTTTCAAGAGCGTAACCATTTTGATTAAATCTAAACCATGAACCTTTGATTAGTTTCCAACAGTCTTTTAAATAATCTCCGTCTCCTAGGTCATACCACCAACCAGCATCATTCTTAACCCAACCACGCTCTTCAAATACAGGTCTGATAAAGCCAACTAAACAACTATCATCACGTGTACGAACTCTAGCGTATCCACCTACACCAACTGCTGCCCCATCTACATTTTGTTCAACAGATGTGATATATCGTCCGTTAACCTCAAATACAAGTCCTACGTGCCCATATATATCCCATGCACCCCATTTCCATATTGCTATGTCTCCAGGTTGTATTTGTCCTTCTCCTTTTTTAAATCTCTTCCAACCTGTAGGGATAGCGTTGCTCATGTAATCAATAGCGTTCCCATGTGGTAGGAAATTTGCTAACACTAGCATATATTTCATGATTAAATCAACACATTGAGCACCCCACGCTAAATCTACATCAATCCATTTGCCAATTTGGTCTTTAATCCAATTTACTGCTTGTAATAATGTCATTTCCCTTCTCCTTTCAAAAAATAAGGTTGAAGTAATAATCCACCTCAACCTTTAATAACGTCTTTATATTTGAGCTTTTATATATATTAATCTTTATTTATCTCCGGGATAACGCATTTCGTTGTGCGTTTCCTCTTTTTCTTCATTTTTTAAAATACCTTTGTATGCTTGATGTACTCCAGTAGCACTAAGTCCACTAACTACACCAATTATTAAATTTTGACCGCTAAATCCGTTCAATACGACCATTAAAATAGCACCTATCAATCCTAATGCTAACGGAATGTAATTGTTAGGTAACTTAGGTACGCTTGATTTTAATGTATTTCCTATTAACCAACATATCCCCACTACCGCTGGGCTTATAAATTGTTGAATGTCTATCATGTTAATTATCCTCCTTTTTCAACGGCAACTTTTGACAACGTGAGAAAAGTTCTGTAACAGTAGAGTTCCCATCTAGTGCAGTATAGTGTTGATACAAGTCTTTTAAATCTTCAAGTTGAGCAATAGTTATGCTTCCTTCTTTTAAAAATTTAGACATATCTTGAATCAGCCTATACTTAAGCACACCTAATGTTCCACCTTCAGTTTTCTTAAGTCGCTCGCTTATTTCTGTTAAATTCTTATCTATCTTTTCAAGGTTTTTGTTACTGCGTTTTAATAGCCACGCAATACTTGGGGCTATTATCGTTGTAATAACTGCAACCACAACTCCGTCACTAATCAATCAATTAAATTCCCTCGCTTCCTTTAAATTTTAAAAGGGAGCAATTAAGCTCCCTTCTCATCGTTAGCCTTTTCAACTAACTCTTTGTAACCCATGCGGATCAATTCTTTTTCTACTAAACGTCTTAATTTTTTATTTTTAAAATCGTCTAATGTATTTAACCCGTCAACCACGTTTAACGCTAAGAATGTTATCATCATATTGTCACCTCCTCTCATTATTTCTGAAATAATAGCACTGGATAGTTTAAGCTTTTGAAGTATCTCCAGCACTTTCTTTTTCATCTTTTTCATCTTCTTTATCCCCCTCATTTGACGTTGGTAATTCAACGTTTAAATGTGTTGCTAAAAACTCAAATTTACGGCTTATATCCTCAAACAACGCGTCATACTCAAAGTCTTTAATAACACTTTGAGCTAGCGTTTGACGTGTAGTTTCAAGTGTCTTGTTTGCTTCTTTGAACAATTCGTCCATTTTCGTAAATCGCTCATTCTCTGCGCGGTTAGGGTACGTCTCTTGGTAGAACTGCTCCAGAACTAACTCGATTAAATCCTCATCTGTTTTGTGGTCGTGATTACCGCTTAAAATTCTAGTAATGATTGTTTGACCATCTTGAATTTGTACTCTTAAACCAGTTACTGTTGCACTATCATTGAAAATTCTATCTTTGTAATTAATCTTGTACATCTTCTTTTTCTCCTTTCGAAATTTGCTCGTTAAACGTCTTAATTATCTCGCTGTAGCCGTCGTTAATATGCATTAACTCTTTGCTTTTCCAATCACTCAATATATCAGCGATTATTCCAACCATGATGAACGGCGGTAAGCCGTAATCTCTCGCGCTTAATTCTACACATTTTATTAAATCGCTTTTTACATTTGCAATTTTAACCTCTATTGGCATCATTTTTTTAAAATCTCCTTTCTTACCTCGGCATTGAACTATCAATCAATAAGCCATTTTTAAACGTTAAATAACAGTTGTCGTGCCACTGATAAGCACGACCATCACTTTGGAAGGACACAGGCAGAGAGAAGCGGAAAGTTCCGTTTTCACCATCCCAAACCGTGATATTCGTTGATTTTAAAATAACGTTTTTAATTTCGTAGTTGTGCATGTCAATATCGCACCCAGCGTTGAGTGTGTCAGCTTTATATGTTGCGAAATTTCCTGAGGAGTAAACCCATTTCCATGTATATGTATCGGCATTTCTGGACGTTTGGTAAGCCCAACCCATAAACCAACCATCGTAGTTTAAATCGAATTGAATACCTTTTTTAGATCTATCTTGTTTGTAAGAGTTCGTACCTATCGACCCTAAATAATAACCGTCGCGCCACATTTGGTAACCTGAATCATTTAGTCTGGCAACTAATTTATTGTCATTAACTTGCCCGTCTTCGTAAAATGACATACCAGCATTTTCGAATTGAATATATTTAGAAATATTGTTCCACGCTAATTTTAAATATTGAGCATTTTGAGTCAATACCGTTCCGAACTCATTCTTTTTCACTGACTGTTCAATTTGTTCTTTAGTTTGATTAATCTTACTTTCCATTTCAGTGATGTTGTATTCGTTTTTGTAACCAGTATTAAATTTTTCTTTGTAGAATTTAACATTTGAAATAGATAGGTTGGTTGGGATTGACACTAAAATAGTATTACTTATCCCCGCTCCTCTAATTGTCAATTTATTTAAACCCTTTACAAGTGGTTTCTTCACAGTAAGATTTGTAACGCCATTAAAAAACGTTGTTGACATTGAACCATTCACACTATTTCCAACTTCAAACTCTAGGGTGTAAACATCATTTTTAACCAAAGTTTCTTGCGCTACTATCACAATATTTCCTTGATTATAGAAATTTTCATTTGTAGTCTTTATTAAATTTTCTTTCGGGTTTTCAAACTCAGGCACTTCGTATATTTCAACGTTTTTAACTTTAGTATTCGTTCCTAAAGGATAGATATTAACCCTCGTTTGGTCGCTTGCATAAGACACTCGCCACACGTTCAAACTGTTTGATATTATCTTGCTATCTCCGTTATTTTTTGCGTCGTAAATTCTTGTATTTTGATTATCCGGCACATCTTCTAAATCAGCTAAAATGTAGTATTCTTTGTCCTTTTTAAGCGGTGTTTTAGCGTTAAAATAAAGGTCATTTCCTTTCTTCTCAACTCCACTTTCAGAACAAATGTTCTCGATATTGTAAGCCATTTTGAATTTTTGCTTATTAATCTCGCCAATCTTACTCTCGAACTTGTCGATAGTACTTTCAAAAGTCTTAACCTTGCTTATGGTTTCGGTCAATAACTGCTTGTCAATAGTATTGTTCAATCTAGCGCTTGCTACCGTCTTATTTTCTCCACAAGTAACTTCAAAGACTACCTCTATTGGTTGACCGTCTTTAGTACCGTTGGGAATGTTGATATTTTGCACTAGACCGTTGCTGTCAAGTGTGACTTCTCCAGAAGCCGTATATCCACCAGCCACTAGCTTTTTAATCTCAATCTTTAAAAGTGTTTCGGTAGTTGAAGCACGGACTATCTCTCCGTTATTGTACACGTCCAAATAGACCTTACAATTGCTTAAATTATCGTTTAAATAGCTACCTTCTATTCGAGCCGAAGCTGTAAGAGAGTAGCTTTGCATATCTTCAATAGCTGGAAGCCACTTATCTGTTGCTTTCTCATCAACCGCAATGTAAGGCTCAGCTATTTTAAAATGAATACTTCCGAAACTAACTAATGCTATTCTGTTTTGCACGAAACTTTTACTTTCAGAATTGTTTGAAATAGGAAATTGCATTTCTATTAACTGCCATTCATCTTTTTTTGATGTGCCATTTATTAAGGGTAGCGATTGGAATAAATCAACATTATTATTCTCATCTGGCCAGCCCATGCATATTAATTCGTGTCCGCTACTATCCGAGTATATGTACACAGGAATTCTTAAGACTAGTATTTTCCCTGCTGCAACATCTCGGATATTTGCTTTTAGGCTAAATCCTTGCACTTCGTTACTCACGTTAGGCAACACCTCGATTGAATTTTGGTCTTTATAATCTTTTTTGTTAAGTTTTAGCACCGTACTTCCCACTGGATTTACAACGGCGAGCGTTGGAAATCTAGTTCCTATTAATTGGTTAAATGCGGGTATTTTTCCGTCTTTTCCTTTGAGTTCGGGTTTTTTCTTTTCGATTTCTTTATTAACTTCTGATTGTAAAATTTGGTGAATACCCTCATCCGTCGCTAAAAACTCGCTTAATTTAGATTTTGTAATAAGCCCTTCTCGAATGGAGTTAACAGCTTTTGAACTTAGTTTTTCAAAACTTAAGCTCCCTGTTGTTATCCTGTTAGCATCTAATTCTATAATTTTAGCGATTGCTGCTGCAAAATTCTTGGTAAGTATCTCTGATTTTGTTATTTGAGTAACTAATCCTTCAACATCTCCTGTTGAAGTTTTAAGAACCCATTTCCCCTTTTCAAAAATGTATAAATCCGTAAAAGCTCCATTCGGCTTAAACCAAACGTCCCCCTCGCTTGGATTTTTAGGTTCGGTAGTATCTGCATAAACTAAATTACCAGTTGACCCCAGTCTCGCATTAATAAATTCTATTTGACGTTGAACAGTTCCTTTATATTCGGTGGTTAAGCTAGCAGTACCTTTTACATTGGCACTAATAGTCGATTTCAGACCACCTGAAAAAGAAATTTTTAACGATAGGATAGGGAACGCTTTATAAGTTCCATTTGACACCTCAATAGAAACCCAATCTCCAACTTCAACAAATGGATCTCCACGCCAATTTAATTTAAAAGGATTAAACCTTAGATTCTTATATTCTGAATAGATAGAATTTAACAATCCTTGTGTCATTAACGGATTAGATAGGTTAACCTGTGTTCCCAAAGGACTCCCCATAACCAATATTTTTTTCTCTTTATCATCTTTTAAATCAACAGAAATACCGTTGATTCTAAATTCTACCTCATCTACCTCTAATCCTTTTAGTAAATAAGCGCTTTTAGAAATTCTTTTTTCTGTTCTGATAAGCTTTCTAAATTCAAGTTCTCCTCTATTGTTAAATACTACAAAAGCACCCACAGTTTGCGCTAAATATCCTAACATTTCTCGATAAGAAACTTTTTCTAATTTTTTATCAAAACTAGGTAAATTTGAGATATTCAAATTGTTGTTTACTCTTAAATTACAATCATTAACTATTTCTTGAACTATATTTTTACCCAAAGCAGGATAAGATATAGTAGATTTAAATTGATCATTTAAGAAAGCCATTTTATCAACAGCTTTAACTGCTGTAGTTTTATTGTTCCTATCTAATTTTATTTCAGTTAAATAGAATTCACCTATTTGACGTTCTACTAAACCAGATTCAGTTTCAATTGTGAAAGAAACCTTGATTAATTCTCTTTCTTGAAGTCCCTCTATTAAAGTTTTGAATTTTATATCAACCGTAGAAGCATTAGTAGAACCGATTGACATTTCATTTCCAGTAATCGAGCTTATATAGTCTATTGAGCTTACACCATCTGACAAAACTTTATTTTTGATTGTCACACGCCCTCTTATGCGTCTTGAAGGAGCATTAATAGCCTTTTGATAATTCTGATTAATATTATACATACAATGTCTACCTTTCTATAAAATTCATTTTTAAACCGCTCCAAGGCTTTAATTTTTCATTAAAACTATATGCGGGAGAAGTCCTATCTCCTACATAAAAAGTTCTATTTACCATGCCTTCCATAGGATCTGGATAAGTAATTGAAAAGAATTCACTTGTTACAGCACTTAGAAGCGTTCTAATTTCAGCTTGTGTTAATATCCCCCACTCGCATTCTAATTTTCGTTTTGTTGTAACTCTATCTCTAATCATATTACCATTTGCATCACGTCCGGTTTCTCCGTCAATATCTTGGATTCCCACTTGAAATGATTTAGGAGCAACAACAGTTACTCCATTAATTATTAATTTTGCCATTTATTGCTCCTCCTAAATTTTTATAAGCGTTTGACCAACGCGTTCTTGTTCTTTATTAATTTCATCAATTGTAAATCTAGCATACTCAGTTCCACCTAACTGGATTACAATATCTCCACTAGGTAAACTACTTGCTTGTTGACCATTCCCGATAACCTCAGCAACTGCGCTACTTACTACACGTCCCATAGTCTGTAAGAATCCAGTGTTTTCTAGTGGGACAACCGCTTCTTTACCAGCTTCACCAATCATAGCGATAGTTGGACTGTCAACAATACCCCCTCTTGCTAATCTAGGTAAACTGATATACCCGATAGTACCCAAACTTACACCAGGAAGTTCATTAATTAAACCTATAACACCGTTAATCATTCTTATAAAACCATTGACTATATTTTCAATAGTCCCTAAAACAGCATTGACTGCACCTCTAAAAGCGCCCCCTACAGCATTACCTACCATTTGACCAGCTCTTACAAATATACCTTTAACGGTACTCCAGACACCTGAGAAGAACGTTCCTATTGAACTGAATGCTCTTTTCACTGCATCATAAGCTTGGCTAAACGTAGTTCCAAACCACTCTGCTACTCTGCTTAATGCGGTCTTAACATCATTCCAACGATCGGTAAACCAACGACCTATTCCTTTGAAAATATTAACTATGTTATCCCACGCTTTTTGCCACTGCTCTTTGAACCAGTTCGCTACTGGGGAAAGAATATTCTTAACATCTTCCCACCTATCAGAAAACCATTTGCCAATTCCTTGAAATATAGCCACTATAAAATCCCAAGCTTCTTTAAATCTGTCTCTGAACCACTGGCCTACAGTAGAAAATATAGAAACTATTCCGTCCCAAAGTCCTTGGAAAAAGCTAACTATTAACTGCCAAACACCTATGATGTTGTTGTAGGCAATTTCAAAGTATAAGACTATTCCATCCCATATCCCAACTATGATATTTTTAACAAATTCAAAGCCGGTTTGAATAAGTGCCCCTATTTCTTCACCTACCGCTGAAAAAATACCTTTAATAAAGTCCCAAGCACCTTTGAATATATCCTTTACTCCTTCCCAGATTTTAGACCAATCACCCGTGAAAATACCTAATACAATTTTTATAAACCCGGTAATTACATCTATTATCAGTTTAAAAATTGATGATACAACGCTAAATAAGGCCATTATAGATCTTCCTATTTGTTCAATAATGGGCATAATTACTGGTAACACGTTTTTAGCTAAAAATGAGATTATCGGAACAATATATTTTTCAAGCACAACTTTTAAAACATCAATAACCGTACCTATAAGGTTACCAATACTTACTAACGTAGGCTTGATGAAGTTTTGATACGTACTCTTGAACTTTTCCCCTAAAGTTTTCAACGTAGGGTTAACATGGTTATTCCACATCTCTAAAAAGATACTAGATATCTTAGAAATTCCACCATAAAAAGAATCAATAAACGGCTTAATGTGTTCATCATACACTTTATTAAATATAGAAAATCCATCTTTTACAAAATCTTTCAAAGTCTCTATCACAGGACTGATAGCATCTAATATACCTGTAAATACTTGAGTGAACTTATCTTTGTTATCACCAATTACTTGTTCTATACCCCCAAATACATCTCTTACTAATTTTAACCATATATCCTCTATCCCCATAAAAGCATAGGTTAATGTAGAAATGATATTAGCGCCTATATCAGTAGAAGGTTTGCTTGTAATGGTGTCATAGAATACATCAGATAACTTAGCTGCAATATTTCCTATACTGCTGGTTATATCCCCCATTTCTAAGAAACTTCTCATTAACCAAGATTTTATATCAAGTCTAGTTTCTTTCAGAGATTTATCTATACTTTCAAAAATTAAAACACCTATTCCCAATGCTACATTAGCAATTGCTCCAGCTACCTGACCTAATGCAAATGTTAACTTTTCTAAAAATATACCTGCCGTTCTTGCAACTAATCCGTCACTAAATATAATTTCAAGTGATTCTTTAATACCTTTTAAGGCTTCTTTTATACGGTCAAGTCCTTCTTCTCGGAATGTCAACTTCCAACCTAATTTAAATAAGTCTGCTAAATGTGCTAGGAAATCCTTCAGAGGCTTTAGCTTCCCAAGAAGTCCATCAAACATAGTATTATATTGAGTCCCTCTATCGGTAATATCAATGTCAGGTAAGATATCTTTCCCACCTTTGCCTTTACCTTTACCACCTTTGCCTTTACCTCCAGAACCAACATCTGAATCTGAATCGTCTGCTTTCTTATTTAACAGGTTAATTTCATCAAACCCCATAAGTCCACGTAATTCTTTGACCGCTTTTTTAGCAGCTTTCCCAGCATTACCTACATTGTCGGCTAAGTTATCAGCACCGTCACCGGCATCATCTAAGTTATTAGCTAAATCTCCTGCAGCACCTCCTGCACCTTGTAAGCCTTTAGTTACATTTCCTACGGCTCCTGCTACCCCGTCATTGCTACTTACTTTTTTATCGAATAATAACTGCACAAACTCAGCTAATTTTGCAGTAGCCCAACGTAGAGCGCTAGCAAAAGCATTTAATATAGGCATTACAGCATTTATGATTGGTAAAAAGGCATTACCTATATTTAAAGCCGTATCCTTCATCAAAGCTTTAAATGTTGATATTCTTGTATTAACCGTGTCTTCTAAAGTCTCTCCATATCGTTTAGTCGCTTGTTCTAAGATTGCCATTAATCTGATTTGTTGTTGTGTTTGGAAATCTAACTGTTGCCAACTCTGACCATTAGCAAATTTCTTGAATGCCTCAGTGCTTTCAATCATACTAACGTTAACCATTACCCCTAAATCCTCAATGGCCTCTGTATTCCCAAGTAACCCACTTCGGATACGTTCCATAACATCAGTCATAGTACGCCCAGTCCCTTGTGCGATAATTGAAGATGTTTCAAGTAATTTAGTAGTATATGCGGCTAACTTTTCCTGGTTTTGAATAAATCCAGCTAAGATATTACCATATGTCGCTCCGTATTTTATAGCCTCGCCTTTACTCATATTAAATGCTAAGGCATTATTTTCTGCCCATTTTAAGAATGATTGAGTGCTCTCGCCCATTATTCTACTGATTTGATTAATAGAAGCTTGTACTTCCAAGGCTGTTTGAACAGAATACTTTCCAAGACGATACAGTTGCTGAAACAGTAATCCAACTACTGCTAATTTCGCTAATCCTGAAAAAGCATTTTTTATGCTGTTCACATTCTCCTTAATGCCTCTAGTAGCTTGATTCATAGAGCCTTCTAACTGCTTCATTTTTCGTTGAAAAGGTGCTAATTCTGCATTAATAACAACCTTTAATTCTTCTAATGTAGCCATCACTTACCTCCTTTTTGCCAAAATAAAAAGCCAACCAGTTTTACTGATTGACCTATACGTTATTATTTCCAGTGATGTCCACAATCTTTGCAAATTTTATAATTTTTTACATCATTTGATATCCTCTTGTTTTTTGGAAGTAGCATTTTAAGTGGTATTATGAACAATCCCATTAAAATATACAGAAATAACCATTTTATGGTTACCCACCACCAACCTACTAGTAACCACCAAATGAAACTATGTCTTCTTGGAACAATATCCTGAATATTAACTAGTTGAAATTGTAAATTATTAGATTGACATTTTGGACAAGATAAATTTGTTTGATTATTTTTCATAGAATAAAACCTCCATCACAAGTTTATTATACTACATTTTAAAGTTTTTTTGAATTTCTAATTTCGTTAAATCTCATAACAAATTCTCTCATTCTCTCTTTATGCAAAGCTAACTCTTGTTCTTTTCGTAACTCTTCTATTTGTGCTTTTTCTTTTTCAAAAATATACTCAGGAGCACAATTCCATAATTCAGGAGGTTTTACATCCTTACTAAGGAGTGGTCCAAGAAAACCTACAATTGTGTTTGCTAAATAATAATCACGTATATATTCATTTTTTCTGTTAAATTCAAGAACTTTATTCTTGCTGTTTATAATATCTAGAATTTCTTGCGGTGAATGTTCCCAAAAGAAATGAGGAGTTATATCCACATCTAAAGCTATAAAATATAACTCCTCTATATATTCTGCCCCACTCTCTATTCTTTTGCTACTGACAGAGTTGTTTTTTCTTTTTTCTTGGCCTTCTTCGCCGTCTCCTCGGTCGGTATAAAACCCGAATCCTGCATTAACGGTATTAACACTTCTGTTAATAATGATGTTTGGTCCTTACCACAATCTAAATAATCATCAAATATATTTTGTACGTCCTCAAACTTTAATCCATGATGATATTTTTGAATAGCGCCGTGGATTATAAATAACATAGTTTTTAAAGGTGGAATAGGCATATCATCATTAAATTTAAAAATTTTAATAATATTTACACCTAAATTTTCCTCTAACTTACAAACTGTAGCTGTAGTAAGTTTCAGCTTGTACTCTGTATCTCCTACGTGCCAAGATGTGAATGGTTTTCTCATTTAATACTCCTCCTATTATTAAATTGATGTTGAGCCATCAGTAAATTTTAAATCTGATTGTAGTGCGATTTTCAATGTGAACTCAATAACGCCATTCACACCGCCTCCGCCTAATTTCACTGCAACTTGTCCTTGGAATTCTACAGTTGTTTTATCTGGATAAGTTTGTTTGAAATAAAGTACTTTTTTATCGTCCATTGCTTTTCTTAGTACTCTGAATGCTGATGTTGCTGCTTTATTTTCATACTTGAATTTGTATTCTAACTCACCAGCGTCACCAATTCCTAGTTCATATTGTTTTACCTTATCGGCTAAAGTAGTATTTTCTACTTTTTCAGGTTCTACCCCTAATTCAGGCACTTCTTTTAATCCTGAAAGTTCAGTATATGATCCTGAAGTTTCACCGTATTCTAATTTAATTCCATTTGCTAACATGTTTAGTCCTCCATTCTATATTGATATACTATTTCACTATCGGGGTCATAAATCCCCTCAAATCTCATTATTTTATGTCTTAAATTGCTTGGGTCTGGCATGTCTTGTGCCATAGTTCTTTTCAACCCTAAAGAACTAAATACTTTATCAACCTTTAAAGCTGTTTCTGATGTACTCTCTTTATCAAAAATATCAACTTTATACCTCAAATACGTTGTCTCTTCTACACCGTTATTTAACCATTCATGAGGCTTATTTTCCTCCTCGAGGTAAATAATAACAGGGAAGTTTTCCCAATCAGCAGGGTACGTATCAGTTACATTATTTGAAATTTCTGACAGCTTAGAGTAAATCAAAGGTTTAACATTAATCATCTACTAAACTCCTTTAATTTTTTACTTAAATACTTAGCCATAACTCCTTTTACTTTCTTTTCGTTATTTTTCAAAGCAGGGTACATAAAAGGTTGCGCTGGTTGTCCTTCACTTCTATAAAACTTACCTACAGGAGTTTCTATTGTTTGAAAACGGTATGCTGACAAGTAACCTTCATCAACCATATCTTGGTGGAACCACCAAGCCGTTGTACGATAAGTAGGATTAATATTAGGACTTATTCCATTATGGTTATTAGCACCCACTTTACCAGTCCCAAACTCTAAGAATGCTGCTGCAGGTTCATTGGTATAAACTATACCTTTCAACCCATCAACTTTTGTCCTTATGCTGTTTCTAGTCCTACCAGAATTTGTTGCAACTAATAACTTAGCTTCACGTTGAACCAGTTTAGCACCCCTACTGACCCCAGCTTTTATAATTTGCTCTCCTTCTTTACCTTTTAGCCTGTAGATTTTATTAACTAACTTACTTAAATTCATTATTTGTTCAGTCATAGTTTTTGCAACTCCACAAATTTATGAAATGTGTAATTTTTTATAGATACCACTTCGTAATTGGGTACGTCACTGTCTATACAGATACTGTCACGCTCTTTTATCTCGGCAGACCTTTCTACAAGCATATTCAGTATATAACTTAGCTTTTCACCATAAATTTGAGCTTGAACACGTCCAGAAGCTGGGTAAATTTCAGCATTGATTATATTCGGATTATCTTCATATCCTTTAAATCGCACACCTTCATTATTAGTCTTGACAACGTATTTAAAAATCTTATAAGGTTTTAATCTATTTCTTTTCAAACGTACCACCACTACACCTCGCTAATCTATAAGTTGATAAAGTGTTTTTTATGTGAGGTGAATAATCGTCCCTGTAAGAAGTTGAGATACCACCTTCGCTTCTTGAACTTTCCCCTTCAACTCCTGACCTATTATATAATTCAAGTGCTATCTCTAGCGTTACACTTTCCAGTCCAGGAATTAAAATTGTTCTATTAGTTTCAGCTAAAACGATATTCTTTGCCCTCAACCACAAAAGAGAGAGGATTTTTTCATCACTCTCTCCGCTTAATTGTTTAAACTCTTCAATCATAGGATACCTCCTACTACTCTTTTACTTCTTTTCCAGATTCAGTCAGAGTCTTAAGATCCTCAACATTTTCAATTTCCTCGAGGTATAAACTAAATCCACCTTGTGATTCCAAATTCCCTTTGATTTCCGCAATTCGTTTATCACCAGCCTCGTATATATCCCCTACTTGATAACTATTTTCCGTTTTAGTATCAAATATCGGGTTTAAAACTCTAAATTTCATTATTTACCTCCTACGCTTCCGCAGTTACCGTAATTTTAACTACTTTCTTAGCATTTTGAAGAAATACTCCGTAATGTTTGTCGGCATAGAAACCTGTTGTTTTTTTAGAAGCCATACGTTCTGATTCTAAAAATGTTTCACGTTTTAATAAAATCTTGAACGCTTTAGTTCCATCTTCCTCATCTGGATTAGTTTGAACTAAAATAGCTTCATTTTTATTTAGTTTATTTGATTTTACTATTTGAGTATTTAAAATCGCACCATATGCGCCTTTGACAATTCCTTCTGCCCCGATTTCTGACCCTTGTAAGAAGTTCTTACCAGCATCTAATCTTAATGCACTTGCAGAATTAGGGTGGCATAATAATACATAAACATCATTGTCAGAATCTGTATCGAAAACATCTTGTGCATTAGATAGGTCTTCCACTTTGAAACCTTTTTTAGTTGTATAAGATTGAGTAGCAGTTTTTGCTGCAGTTAATACATCATTATCAACTTTTTGGTCGATTGACTTCGCTAATTGTCTCATTGCTGTTCCTACTGGATCTCCGTAACCACTCAATACAGCTTCATCAGTTAGTTCAATACCTTTTGCTGCTTTTTTGACTTTCATTTTAGTAGTTACATGTCCTAATTGTTCAGTTGGGATTGTTGCCCCTTCTGCTACTTCCTCTGCATCCCCTACATAGTTCCATTGAGGTACTGTTAATTCATCTCCTGGTATCCCTACTAAACTAGTATCGATATCTGCTAACGGAATGAATTTGATTGATTTTCCTACTCTTTCATTAAGCATATCTGATAATACTTCTGGGTCTAATAATTGTGTTAATTTTGTTTGTCCTGTTGCCATTTATTTATCCTCTTTTCTTTGTTAATTGATTGTATAATTCTGGATTAGTCGTTTTTAATTCCACGCGTTCAGGTATTGACATTTTGTGAAATTCTTTTTGACTAATAGTTTCCTCTGCTTGTGAAGCCTTAGTTAGAGGTTGAGAGCCTTTTAATTTATCGGCAATACCTCTTTGAACTGCTTGCTCCCACTGTTTCCCGATACCGTCTATTGATGATTTAACAGTATTTGCGTCAGTCAAATCAATAACATTAGCTAATTCAACTGGTAAACCACGTTCGTTTAATATATTCTTAGCCTCTGCCATTAATTCTCGTTTCGATATTTCCTGTTCTCTTTTATCAAGTTCAGCTTGTCGTTTATCTTGATTATATTTCGTTTTTTCCTCAGCGTTCATAGATTTTAACTTCTTAGCTTCGTTTTGTTCTGCTTCCTGTTCTTTTTTCCATTTAGCATATTTCTTATTGATAATTTCATCAACTTCGGCATCACTATATTTTTTATCGTCTACTTTTTCCGGTTGTTCCGTAGTTGGTTCTGCAGTTACCTTTTCTTCTTCAACCGTTTCAACGTTATTTACTTCTTGTTCCATCTTAGAACCTCCTATATTTTAAGTCGTCCCCGACTATTATTTATTTTTCCATAGCTTTTTGTGTCTTCAATGCTTGGACAATATAAATACCGCATGGAAATCCATACGGTGAGAGTATAAGAAAAAGCACTTAGATTTCTCTAGGTGCTTAAGTAATGAATTGCATTTTTATATTTTTTAATACGTTTGAAGTCTGTATCGGTAACAGATTTTAAACGTGATAAATCTGAGTTATGTTTCAAATCCTCAAGTTTTACAACTCTTGCTAAATTATTTGATTTTACATTTTCAAGGTATTCTTGATAACTTTGACCTTTTTTCTTTGTCAATATTTGTACTGCTGCGACAACTTCACTTGGTAAGCCTGCAGCTAATAAATCTTTAGCGGTCACATTACTATCCTCAATGACATCATGCAATAATGCTACAGCTTTTTCTTGATTGGTTGTAACTTGTCTAGCTACATAAATAGGGTGATTAATATACTCAACGCCAGCTTTATCAACTTGGCCAGCATGTGCTTTTTTAGCAATAGACAATGCAATATTTATCATGCTACCACCAACCTTTTGATAAACATTTCTGCTTCTTTAGCAGTAACTTCTTCAAAATCTGTAAAGTCACCAAAAAATATACGGTTATACCATGCTTCATTTTCTGTCCAACCCTTATCTGCACTATATACCGACGTTTCTCCTTCGCTATAACGCACAATTTGAGGATGTTCTGTTTTTATGAGAAAATATTTTGTTTCCATGCTATTTCACCCTTTCTATATTTTTTGGTACTTTCAATGATTTGCTTAATTCTAGCATTTCGTTATCAAGCTTATATTTTTCTGCTTTTGTTGTCGAAGGCAGCCTACGTTTTTCATACAACTCATGTAAAGGTCCATTCTTCAAATCAAAACTTTCCTGAGTGTGATATTGCATTTCAAAGTTGATACCATATTTTTTTAGGACTGTATTCACACCTTTATAAGGCCCATCTGTTAGCCATGTATTTTTTACTTTTACGATTTCAAAACCTTCTTTAATAAGCCTTTGCTTCATTGATAAGTAATCCTTCGCAAAGGTATCAACATTCAAAATAGTCGTGTACCTCAAAGCATCATTAATTTTACTTGCTGCCTCTGCTAAACTTATATTTTCGGTTTGACTATCTGTTATAATTTTACGTGTTAATGAATCGGCCGTTTTCTTGCGGAATTCAAGACCGGCTAGTGTGTTATTACCTGCAATTCGTTGCATGTCTTTTGTAATTTTCGGTTCGACTCTTGAAATTTTATCTAATATCCGCTTACTAAGAAACTCCGCTTCACTTTCTTCCACACCTTGATTATACACTTTTTTCTCAGCTTTTACAACATATTTATCATACCAATCTTCATAATCCATATCACCTGGTATTGTTGTAGTTTTACCCGTCTTTGGATCTCTTGCTCTTCTAGACAATTCAGTTAAATCCTCATCATCAAATACAGCTATTGTTGTCGACCTACAAAAAGGATGCAGTGGTGGGTAGTTAACTCCTACTTGCCTTTCTGATACTTTATAAACTTTATAATCATGTTCTCGGCAGATATGTGATGTTCTAGTATCTAATACAGCAACAAATCGATATTTTTCAATATCGGCTTCTTCATAACTTAAAGCTTCCATTTCATTGTTTATATGAGCCGTTTCAGTCCTAATAAGGCGTTTAGATTCAAATTCACTTACATTAAACCTATTTATTAACTCGTCAGTTACATCTTTTTCTTTTTTACCCGTTAAAACAGCTTGAAGAACTTCATCTTTTAATGTTTCTGATAATTTCTGAGTATTATTCCAAATACGTTCCGAATAATTTCTACCATTCCAAGGTGTTCTTATTAATCGCTCTACTAAATCCTCATCTAACGTATTGAAACTAAAACCTACACCTGTTTGAATTTGCATTTGGTGAATATTGTTGTAATAGCCGTGCTTTGCAACATCTTTATACAAATCAGTAGTCTTTGTTATTTCATGCTTGGCTATATACCTTTGAACATTGTCTATTTCATCAATTAATTTTTGAAGTCGATTAATCCTAGACACATAAGCTGGGCTATTCAAATCTTTTAATACTTGTTGAACTCTTTCACTCAAGGGTATTAAATTTAGAGCAGGTACCAAGTTACTAGCCTTCTTACTACGCATAATATTAACCACTTGTTCTGCTTCTTTTTTGGTAAGTCCATATTCTAAACTAAATTTATTAAATATGCCCTTCACATTCTTTTCTACGTGTTTTTTTGATTCATCATACACTTTAGATATTTCCTTAAAGGTTATATCAGCACGTTCTATTTGCGCGTGCATCAATTCGGCTTTGCGTAACTCCCAATACTCTCTACTCTTCTTGTTCGTCAACCTCATCACCTACTGTTGTGTTATGAATATGTTCCACGCCTGATAGAAATAGCTGGTTACTTTCAATATTTTCTTTTTTCTCTTCGTTTACTTTCTCAATTTCTTCACGAGGATCTTCAACAAAAGGTATTTGGCTTAGTAACGTTTCTTGACTTACCTTACCATCCAAATTACTGACTATTTGAGATATTTCAAGTAAATTCTTAGGTAGACTTCGGCTAAAGTGTGGAATAATACTATTGGCATCTATTGCTATTTGAGTAAGGCCTAAATAATTAGCAAATAAGCTGATGCGTTTTTTCAAACCTTTAATATAATAACGTTGTTTAATTTTCGTTATCATTTCTAAGCCTAATAGTTTGAATTCCATTGCCACGCCCGAACTATTACCCGCAAAGTTCTCATCTGTCAAATTAGGGATATGACTAAATGTATAAATATCTTGCTTAATCGCATTTCTAAGTGTTTCAACTTCATTCTCATTTAACGTCTTACTTAAATATTCTGCTCTTGCGTCTGGATGTAATTCAAGTAATTTATGTTTAGCTAACACTTCTAACGCTTCTACCGTTTCTTTTACATCATCACCTAAGCGAGCGCCGTACAACACCAATATACTATCTATGAATTGCTCTTTATCATTAATTCGGTTAGCTGTCAATGAATTATAACAATCTATAAGACCTATTTGTTGTTCAAAGTCACCTATTGAATACTTGTTATTCTTATATTCAACAACGGGTATATCCCCCATATTATGTGGTACAGGCTTTTCTGAAATAACCCCTTTAGCTTTACCCTCAAGAACTATTGAGTAGATATATTGTTTAGTCATAATTACAGCTTGATAAGTTTCACTATCAGTTTTATTTTCTTTACGTTTAAAGTAATAAACTGCAAATAGCGGATGTTGTTCTATACTGTCATCATATACCATAAACGTATTCTCAACTTCAAGACTTTTAATATCTAATATATTTTCATTTTCTCTAGCATACACGTATTCGTAAGCCACTCCGTATATTGCCATATCAAGAGCATTATCGTGATCTGTTTCATCAACTTCCGCATTGTCAAATGCAACTAATAAATCATCTATATCAGCATCCTGTGAATTAGAATACGTAATTGTGTTACCCATGAAATACCCTGTCGCAGTATCCGCTATATCTTTAGCGTGATTACAAACAGGTTTATAATTAGGTTTATTTTCGCGGGTTTTGTACAAAATGTCATGTTCACCTAAATAGTATTTCTTTAGTCTTTTAAATCTAACTAATTGATTCTGATGTTCTCTAATCAATTTAACAACTAAATCTTTTTTGATATTTCTTTCGTCATAATCAAATCTTGGATATGTTAATAATTGCATTCCGTCTCCTTTCTATAAACCAAGTCTACTTTTATCTAATATTTTAGCTGTCGGCCTGTTCATATAACTGTAAATCGCATATCTTAATGCGTCTAACACGTCGTCATACTCTTTAATGGCATCTCCTGTTTTATCATCCCAAACATAATTATAAATTTCTTCTTTAAATCTTTTTACTTTTGAAATAATAAAAAGACTATCCTGTTTGAATAATCTTGCTACTTGTTCTATACCTGCTATCCTTTCCTTGTTAGCATCAACGGCATTTAATCGTTCACGATAAAACCTATCTACATGCTCAGGTCTAGCACTGTCGCAATAAAAAGTAATATCACCGTGCTTTGTTTTAATTTCTTTCGCTATTTCAACCCAATCATCTATTTCTTTGAATTGATAGGCGTGCTCTTCAATTAAATAAAACTTCTTGTCAAAACTTTCACCTATGACAACTATTGACCCGTAGTGACTATATCCCCAGTCCACTCCAGCAAACTTACGTTTAAATTTAATGTTTGAATAATCATCAAAATAATGTTTATTTCTATCAAAATCTTGATAAACAACCCCTTCTCCAGTTACCCAAAGACCTTCTATGTCTCGGTCATAAAACATGCCAGAAGGTGTTGATTCCTTGATATTTTTGATATATCGCTCAGTTAGGAATGTATTATCATCAAGTCTAAAATGATAAGAAATGATATTTTCGCTATTATTGTCAATATATTCTTTTTTAAGCCAATGCTCAGGATGGTCAGGGTTGGTATCAAAAACAATCCTTGCACCTTCTCCAGAACATCGAGAAATAATCTCTTTAAAAACCATTTCATTTGCTAGTGAAGCCTCGTTTATATATGCCCCGAAGGCTGTCATACCTCGAATACCTCCAAGCCCTGCAATAGTTCCTGTGAAAGCTTGTACGACTTTAACACCAAATAATGTAAATGAGTTATGTTTATCAAACTTAATATCTAATTCATATCGGTTATAGAGCTCTTGCAATATGTTATTTTGAATAGTTTTACTCGATACACCAGCTAAAATATACATAGGTTCTCTAATTTTCAACGCGTCAGCAATTTTTCTTACACGCCTTAATTCGCGTAAAAATATGTCATTATTTATTACTGTCTTACCAGTCCTTTTCGCTCCGTGAAGCCCCAAGATGAAGAAATCTTTTTCTTTTACTCTTTTTAGTATTTCAATCTGTTTTGGTGTATATAGATCATATAAACTCATCTAATTCACCATCTACTTTTGCTATATAGATATCCAGCTTATCTTCTTTCTTAGTTTCATCTTGCTTACTATCCCTAGCTTGATGAATCTTGTTAAGCAAATCAGCAGCCTTTAACCTGTCTTTGGCACTTACATCTATATACGTTTTCTCCTGGAATCCTTGACCAGCCCCTATCAACGTTTCTTCTTTTTGCTCTCCTCTCATTACCGAGGTCAAATACTCAAGCACTTCCTGTTGCGTTGCGGTCTTTGCCGATTCTATCTCCTTGAGTCGTTCGTCTATGTAGGATTTTATTCCCGTATTTTCCAGTAATTTATGTGAATCACTTTTTGCATATTTTTTACTATATCCAGCCTTTACAGCTGACTGCATAGCATTTCCACTAATGATGTACTCATCAGCGAACCTTTGTTGTCTTGAAGTCAATTTCCCCAAATTTTCCACCACCAGCCTTTCTTTTCCAAAATAAAAAGACAATCTCACGACTGTCTTTAAAAAATATGATAGGTTATTATTGGAACTTAGGTAAGGTATTAACTATTTTACTGCTTGCGTTCGTATATTTAAAAATAAAAAATATTAAAAGAAATCTATGAAAAATTTACCCTACCTAAAATTCTACATTACCATTATACTATATCTATATATACATATGTATACCACTTTATACTTCACAATACTTTTTTATACTTTTTCATCTTTAAAATAAGTTTTTAATGTATATTTTCTCTAATGCTTTAGAATGTTTGTTTGCTCTTGTACTAGCTGATGAAATATCCATTATCTTTTCTACTTTATCCCATTCTAAACATTCGACGTATCTCAGTTGCAATAACAGTCTTAGCTCTATATTTTTTATTTGATCTATGCTTTTCATTACTTCTAATTTAAGATTTAAATATTCTAAATTCTTATCAATGATATATCTTTTATGTTCATCGGTCTTATCAATTAGACTTTCCCAACTGTTCTGGTTACCACCCTTTATTTGTTCTTTCGCATAGTCTATTGCTTTAACACAAGATTTTTTATGCTCATCTGCTTCTAAACAACGCTGTCTAGAATCAATCATTAATTGGATATAATTAATATTTTTTAAATAATTTATCTTTTTAAAAGCTGTTTTCTCTTGTTTATCCATTCTCTCCAACCTTTCTGAGTGCTATCTCCCCACTTGAAGCCTCTATCAACGTGTGAGTGCCACAATCCTCACATCTAACACAATATACATTCTTTTCAATCGGACAATATTCTAATTGACCACAACACTTATGGCAATAACTGAATATGTTATCTGTTTTGCGATATTTATACTCTTTAAGCTTATTGTAATCAATTATCATACTTCTACTCCTAACTCTTTTAATTGTTCTGCTAAATTACTTTTAATCTTTTCTAGTGCGTTTATTATTTCGTGTTCTTGACCTTTTTTAATACACATACTCCAAATTCCATTATCTATCGCAATACTTTTTGAATTTTCATTGTATGTATCAATAAAATCATCTAGCTTGTTAATATATTGCGTTAAAATATTAACTTCTTTTAAATCCTCAATTTTCATTAACAAAACACCTCCAAAATTTCATCTCCAAACTTATCAATGCAAGCTCGGGTTATTTCTTTTGATTTAAAGTAAGGTAATTTAAGGAATGAATCACAACTTTTATTAGTAACCACATAAATACATTTATCTTCATAATGGTAACCCATGTAATGTTTACCTTCATTCTCATTATTCCAATTAGGCTCCCAATCTCCTTGTTGTTCTTTCGCCCAACATTTTATTTTCTTAATTAAAGTTTGTTCTTTTAGAAATCGGTTAACTTCTTTGTATGAGTCAAACAGTAGACCTGTTTTATATGAATGTCTGTCGGCTCTATCTTCAATATTGAAAAAACCATTACTTAATGAACCTAAATAACAGTCAAAACTCCATACCTTTTCTCCATCATTCGGATAACTTATCTCATAAGGTTTCTTTTCTGTTACTTCTGCTACTTCTTTTGTTTGTTCTTCTAAATTAATGATATTATTGTATATTTCTAATATTTTGTTATACGTCTTTTCTCTAGGAATGTTTCCGTCTTTCCAGCCTTTGACTGTTTGTGGTGTAACTTTTAAATTAAGTGCCAATAACGTATCGTTTAAATTGTAATGTTTCTTAATCTCTTCAATCATTTCTTGTAATGGTATTATTTTGTTCATTATTATTCTCCTTCAAATTTCGGTAATTCAGTCCAATATATTACGTCTGCGTCCGTGTCTTCAAAAGCTAATCCGTAATCAATTTCCTCCCATGTATCAACACAAACATCCGCATATATACCTGGTGCTATTTCATAAGTTACTAATGCTTTTTGGTTTACTTCTGGAAGATATCCATCCCAAATTTCGTCATACTTACCATTGTAATATTCTTTTTCTTCATCAGTCATTTTTCTTAAATAAATTTTATGCCATTTCATTTTTGTTCTCCTGTATTTTTTCGTAAGTAAAATATTCAATTTCGTTTATATTAATTACTTCATTTTCAAAATTTAGAAAATTACCATTTCTTCTCCCAAAACAAAAATCAAACAACCAATCTAAATCTGTTCCAGTTACTTCTAACTCTAATTTCCTACTGCTTTTAAATGTTATATTTAAACTATATTTTTCACTTTCTATCATTGTTATTACCTACTTTCTATAATTTGAAATTTTTGAGAAAAATTCAAGTAAATCTTCATACTGTTTTTTGTACACACTGTTTACTTCTTTACCAAACGCATACCACGCTCTACTTGGACTAGCTCCAAATATTAGCCTTTTTATTAATCTTATCATTCCACCAACTCCTCATTTTCGTATATGTTGCCGATTACTTCCAACATTTCCTCTATATCCTCATAATTGCTGAAATAACCCGTACTCCATCTACTATCTATTGATTTTAGAACAAACGCACAACTGCTTTGATTGTATTCGATAATACAATTCCAAGTACCATTAACAGTTACTATATCTCCTTCGTAAATATACTTTCCGTTCTTATCTTTTAATCCCGTATTCTCCATGAACTCAACTTCTTCAAAATCATATACATGAGCGTAAAAATCAAATTGTTGCTCAGTCAATAATTCTAGTGTTTCGTTGTCGAAATCAATATATTTCACATCATAAACTTTCTGCTTCTCTTTACTATATGCTTTCGGTTGTAACATTTTTTACCCTCCTACTTTAATCTTTTAACTTCTTTAAACGTATTAATCTCTTCTTCTACTTTTTCCAATACAGCTTGTTCTTGTTTAATTTCCTTTGAAGTTGCATTAGGTCTAGTTACATAATACTGTAAAGCGTGTTTGATTATTTGCATATCTCTGTACTTAACATATATTGATAGTTTGCTCATTCTTCTATCCTCTCTTTCGCTTTTTTAAAATATTCAGAATTTATTTCAAAACCTACATAACTTAAATTCGCTTCTTTAAATGCTATTAAACTACTCCCACTACCAACGTGTGTGTCTAATATTTTAAATTCTGGCCGACAATATTTGTTAACTAACCAGCGATATAAATTTACTGGCTTTTGTGTAGGATGTATTCTTTTTTCGTTTAATTTCTTGTTTCCTTGTTGAATATGTCCTTCTTCAATTGATTTTCCTTGAAACATCCCGTTCCACATGTAAGTTACTTTTCTAACGCTATCATGTAAGCTGCAGTATGCTAGTTCACAGTCGCTAAAACTTGATTTTCCGTTTACTTTATCCCAAACAATTCTACCTGGCCCGAAATTGTATATTTTTGAAAAGTAATTTACTCCCCATATTATTTGATGTTTGCTTACTCTGAAGAGTTCGTCAAAATATTCTTTCGTCGGTAATTCCCATGTATCCGTTTTTTTATACAACCGCTGAACTCCGATAGGACTTGTTTTTCTTCCGTAAAATTTTCTTTTCTCTGGCCCACTAAAATATGGTGGGTCTACTATCGCTATATCGAAATAGTTATCTGGGTAATTTTTTAAGTACTTCATACAATTGTCATTTATAAATTTTTGTTCCATTCCAATTACTCCTACCCCCCTACTTCATTTCTCTCAGCTGTTCTTTTTGTTTGCTCTGCTTGTTCATCATAGAGTTTTAAAAGCTTTTGTTCTAATTTATATTTTTCCATTTTCAATTCTTTGTTTTCTTTTGCAAGCTTCGGATAGAAGATTTCGGTTATTAGCAAACCTATTAATACTCCTATAAAAATCAATAATATATCTGTTGAATCCCAATCTTTCATCTCTTATCCTCCTATATCCTTTGGATTACATCCTAACACGTCCGCCAATTTCTTCAACGTTTTAAATCGAGGACTTAACCTTTCGCCTGTTCTGATTAATTTAATAACGTTAAAATGAACTCCTGATACTTTGTGTAATTCTTTGTCGGTTATTTTTATTTCATCCATTATTTCTTGTAATTTAGTCATAATTCATACCCCCTCACGTATACACCGCAAATTGAATTGTACCTTTTCTCACTAACTACTCTACTAACGTGTGAGTCGTCTTTCCAAAAATTCAGTTTAGTCATTTGATCAATAAATGCTTTTGCCAAATTATCCACATCAGGCTTTTTAGTGTGATAATCACCATCTACTTTGTTTTTCTCTAACGGAAAGCACCATATTATTTCAACTCCAATAGGAGCATTTAACATCTTACTAGGAATGTGACTAATCAATCCTGTTTTGAATATTTCTTTAGCTTCTTTCAAATTATGCGAATCAAAAATAATAGGTTTACCATTTTTGACTGAAATAATTTTATCTTGGTGAGTAACCGTCGGTATTTTTTTTAATGGTGCAAAAAATTCAAATTCCATTTTTTATTTTCACTTCCTTAACTCCAATTTAATTTTTTACCATTTCCATTTTTTCTTTTTTCGACACGGGCGGGAAGTACAGGACAATGTACGTACAGACAAGGGGGAGTTTTTAACCCCCTTGTACTGTCGGACACTTGTACTGTCGGACACTTTCCGTCACCACCTTTATACCTTTATGGTATATAGCTGTCGCGTCGCACGTCACGACACAAATTTTCATGTCGTAAACCTGTCGGACACGACTGTTTTTTTATGTCGTGTCGCAAGAAATTAGAGTTCGTCACGACTATCTTTCGTCTGTCGTGTCGTAACTTTTTTTATAGTTTTTGTATCCTTATCGTACCTAAATTTTTTACTGTTTTCTAATTTGCGCTCAACTGTTCTTACACTTATGTTCATATAGTCAGCGACCATTTGTTTAGTCGCTTCTTCATCTTCAAACGCGCAATTTTCGACCGCCAATTCGAACGCCATCATGCTATCTTTTTGACTTTCGTTCGCTTGTTTTTGGCGCCCTGACTTGTTTTTCGAGTATTTATTACCTTTGTCAGAATCGACCTCGATATCGGCTAATACTCCCACCTCATCAATCGTATGAATTGGATAACTAAACCACATGTTTACAGGTTCGAACTTAGCAAACTCTCTAAGAGTACCTTCCACACGCCACGCTGTTTGCTGTTTAACCTTAGCTTCTAACTCTTTGGCTTGCGCTCTAACTTCTATTAAATGACCGCTCAGGCTTCTTTCAGCGTGAAACTTCATAGCCTCATAGTCGTAATGGTCATCCATTCCAATTTTAGTCTTGTAGTATTCATTGTTTAACGTTCTTATTCTATCTTCATAGAATTTAACTAATGCGTCGTTTAACTGTGTTTTTAGTAAAGTTTCTGGAATCTCCAATTCTACTAAGTCAATTAATGCGTCGGGATCTCGTGCAAATACTCCACTACCACTGGCCCTATCCATTGACTTTTTACCGCCCTGCGCACCTTTTGAGTGGTGGTGGCAATAAATAACTGAACATCCTAATTCTGTAGCGACCTTGTCAAACTGATTGGTAAAGTGAGCCATCTGGTCTGCGCTATTCTCATCACCAGTAAGTACTTTGTAAATAGGGTCGATAATAACCGCTGTATAATTCTTCTTATATGCTCTCCTAATTAATTTAGGTGCTAACTTATCCATTGGTACAGTCTTGCCCCTTAAATTCCATATATGGACGTTATTTAAGTTATTAGCGGGTAAGTTTAACTTAGCGTAAACATCCTTAAATCTGTGTAAGCAACTAGCTCTATCAAGTTCTAAATTGACGTATAGTACTCGCCCTTGCGCGCATTCCCAATTTAACCATTTCTTACCTTCAGCAATTGCTATTGCCATTTCTATTAATGCGAAACTCTTACCAGCTTTTGAAGGTCCAGCAATAAGCATTTTGTGACCTTGTCTAAGCACTCCTTTAATTAATTCAGGCGCTAAGTCTGGCATATTATCCCAACATTCTTCTAGATTTTCAGGATCTGGTAAATCGTCGTTTAAGTCCTCAATGTATTCAAACCATTCATCCCAACTACCTTTACCAATATTAGTATCGATTAAAAATTGCTTACGTCCATTTCTCATCACACCTGGCATACGGCTAAGTCTTGATGGGTTCTTATTTTGCGTGTCTACTGCTAAGCCGTTCTTAGCGCACACTTTATATAAGTAATCAACACGCTTTTGGTACTCCTGATAGTCTCTAGCTTCAATCTTAACTATTGCGTGAACTGACTTACCACCACTATGGACTAAGCAAGCAACAGGCAATTCTAACTCGCGAATAATAGCGTTTTGTTGTGAAATACTTGTTTGGTCACTTTCCACAAGTGCATATCTATATTCAGTTACATTGTCATTCTTAACACCTTTTCCGTCTAATGGATTAAATCTTATCCACGCTCCAGCTTCCGGATTATAATCGCCAATTACAAATCCTATATCATCTTTATATTTGTGCAATTTCTCTATCAAATGACCCGCTGTTCTGTCAAAACAACCTTTTTTAGGTTTGTGTAAAGTCTTTCCGTCTTTATCTTCTAAAGGATAAGTTTCAGTCACATATCCAACATTTTCAGTACTTTGAAATAGCGTTTCTAAATAAGTGATTAATTCCTGACTAGGATTCCAATTAAATGGTTCTTGAATTTCCTTACCTTCAATCCAACTTTTATCAATAAATTTATAATCATTATCAATCTTTATTTCATCATCCCAACCTAACTCGTGGGCGTTTTCCGTGTTAAAATATATAGGCTCGTATCCTCTATCGACTGCCATTTGATATACAGTTCCACCAGTTACTGGCGTTCCTGAACCATTGAAAGTATTCCATTTTCTAAGGCATTCACCTTCTTTATATCTAATATCATTTTGAGACCATAAGTCCCATTCTTCAACAGTGTGGCCTTCGTGTTTAAGAGCCATACCAACATTTACCCATTCTTGATAATCAAGAGTAGCTGGGTTGATATATTCTAATAATTCTATTAAGTTTGATTTATTTTCCATTCTAGCTCCTCTTAATTAAATATTTGGTCTGTAATCTTTCGCAACAATACCTCTTGGAAGTCTCCAACCATTAGCTGCAATTCTTGTTATCATTTTATTGGCTTCGTCAAAACTCCAAGAACCAACTTTTCTAAATCCTCTATTCTCTAATAATCTAATCTGTTTAGGCGTTGCAAGTCCTGCGTCTCGACGTTTGATAATTCTGTCAATCAATAGTTTAGCTTTTCCGAAATTCTCAATAGTATCAGCATTAATCCCCATTTTTTCTAGTGTTTCTACTTGCTTACTAGATGGTGGCCCTTGTTCGCTTATAAAACTTGGCACATAATTAGCAAGGTCTTCATCTGCAATACTCATTTCAAATTGTAATGGATCTACTAACTTACCTTTTTTACGGCGTTGTTCCGCTAATTGTTTTGCAAGGCTCGCTTCTCTATCTTGAATTACTTCCTCTGCTGCTTTAATTTCAATTTCTTCTAAATCAACCGCGTTACCAACTTCTTTTTCACTAAGCTCAGTCATCTTTTTAGCAATCTCTTCATTTTTTGCTATTAAATGAGCAGGTCTGCATAGTTCATGCTTTTCAACATGCCACAAGAAATCTAAAAGTAATAAATTTTCTTTTCCTGGATGTAATCTTGTTCCACGTCCTACCATTTGAGAATAAAGCGCCCTTACCTTAGTTGGTCTTAAGACAATTACACAATCAACACTCGGACAGTCCCAACCTTCTGTAAGTAACATAGAATTACAAAGAACGTTGTATTTATCATTGTCGAAATCTTCTAATATTTGCGCTCTATCTTTACTGTCTCCGTTAACTTCTGCTGCTTTAAACCCTTTTGAATTAAGAATATCTCTAAACTTTTGACTAGTTGACACTAGCGGTAGAAATACTACCGTTTTTCTATCCTTACAATGTTTAAGCATTTCATCTGCTATTTGGTCTAAATAAGGATCAAGTGCATTACTCACATCACTAGCTTTAAAATCTCCGTTTTGAGTAGCAACTCCGCTAAGGTCTAGATTTAATGGAATTGTTAAACTTTGTATTTTGCTTAAGTATCCTTCTTTGATAGCATCCACAATTTTATACTCATAAGCTAGACTTTCAAAATAAGTCCCCAGATTCTGCATATCACCCCTATCTGGAGTCGCAGTAACCCCTAATACTTTTGCCTTGTCAAAATAATTAAGTACATTCTGATAGCTGTTAGAAATACAGTGATGGGCCTCATCAATTACAATAGTGTCAAAATAATCATTGCTAAATTGGTTAAGTCTTTTCTCACGTTGTAAGGTCTGAACACTTCCAACAGTTACTCTAAACCAACTGTTTAGAGATGTGCTATCAGCTTTTTCTAGCGCTGTATTAAGTCCCGTACTTTTCTTTAGCTTATCGCTAGCTTGTTCTAAGAGTTCTCCTCTATGTGCTAGTATTAGTACTCTATCACCTTTTTTAACTCTATCTTCTATTATCTTTGAAAATACAATAGTCTTACCACATCCAGTGGGAAGTACCAGGAGCGTTTTGTTAACGCCCCTTTCCCATTCTTCTTGAACCTTGACCCTTGCTTCTTCTTGATAAGGTCTAAGTTTCATCTTTAGAAACCACCTTGACTGTTATTTCCTTGATTCCAAGAATTGTTAGTTTGTTGCGGTTGATTGAAATTAGGTTGTGCAAAAGGATTTTGAACATTAAGTACTTTCGTAATATCTACATCTTCTTTGTAAATCATACCTTTAATTTCATTATATTGATTCCCGTTACTACTATTTTTCACCACTACTTTACACACTCCAGAAGCACCTGGTAGTTGATTCCACGCCATTTTTAATGGTTCACCTTTTTTCTTAAATCCAATTGAACCAAAGAAAGCTGATAACATTCCTTCTACTGAACTATGTAAAAATAAATTGTGTTTAAGCGTCTTTTCACCTTCATTAGCATCGATTTTAATTGATACAATAGCTTTCGGACAACTCGGTAATTTAGCGTTAGGGTTGTTAGGTGATGGCGTGTGTTGCGCTCTTTCGTATCCTTCGACAGTAAATTGATATAATCCTGGAGGTAATAGCACATATTCACTATCTTTTATTATCTCCGCGTCCCAGTCTAATTCTCTTTCAAAGTTGTTATAATTTGTATTGTTATTCATCATTTTTTAAAATTCTCCTTAAATTATTGTTGTTTTAATTGTTTTAATAATTGTTTTAAACCTTCCCATTTAGGGATAATATATCCAGTTAAATATCCTTGCTCGTTGTAAACACTCATTGGTGTTCCTTTAGGGAAATAACCTTTACTTTCTGTTACTAATTGAATATCTTCTTCTGTGATATTATCTTGTTGCATTAAATCCCATAAAGGTTGTGGAATATAATCTGGTTTTTCTTTTACAAATGGATCAATTAGATTTTCTTCTGGTGTATTTTCTACCTCTTTGACTATATCCCCGAAATTATCTATTACTTTTTCTTCTTGAGTTTTTTCAACTTTTGGCGCTTCTAAATCACCATTATATTTAGGTTGTTCAAACTGTAATTGCTCGGTTTGTTGTTGTTTAATTTCTTTTTGAACCGTTTTTTGTGGTTCTTCCTTAGGTTCTGTTTTAAAAATATGAGCTATTCCGCTAAAATCAAGCGGTAACTCTCCAGGCAATCCGTGTCTGTTTTTTGCATCCCAAGCGGCAGCATGTTCTGTGTACATCACGCGTTGACTACCTTGAGCCTTTTTCTTAGTTGAGCCTTCTTGCGTGATTAAGAATGTTTTGTAGTTACAAAATAGGACCATATCCGCCCATTCTTTCACAAGTGGCGCTGTTTGAGAACTCGTTTTCTTACCTAATTTAAGTTCATATTTATCGTAAGCGCCCATTTCGTCTGGTAACTCAAATTTACGAATTTGAGCGTGTGCTGTTAATACAACATTTATTCCTAATTCTATTAAATCTTGTAATTTGTTTAGGAAACGTCCCATTTCTTCTTTTACATAGACATAGCCGTTCCCATATCCAAAGTCCTCAATCCCTTTTTTACCGTGCATAGCACATAAGTTATCCACGCATAGAGATTCCGCCCAGTCAATGGTGTCTATTACTAATGTCTTACATACACTTGGATTTGCCTTAATAAACGCTATTTGATTGTTTAGCATAACCCAGCTTGTAGGCTTATCTAATCTCGCAACGTCCATATTATCCGTTGAACCTTCTGTATCAATGAATAATGGTTCTGGAAACTGTGCAGCAAGCGAACTTTTCCCTATACCTTCAGTCCCATATATCACTACTTTTTGCGCTCTTGCTCGTTTTCCTCTAGTTATCTGCATTAAAAACTACCTCCTATATTATTTTCCCACGACGGTGTTTCTATTTTTTTGTTTTTAACATATCCATCTTCAATGATTATTTGACACTCCTCACCAGTGCTTACTCTTGTTGCTATTGCCTGTAAGTGATTTTCTTTTAACCAGTTACCAAATTCTTGTAACGTCTCTAAGTCCATTTGTTCTAGTTTATCCATTAAAACAAACTCACATTGTGGATTAATCTTTCTAACAATAGCAGTTGCCACTATAAGTTGCTCTGACCCACTCATATTATCCCAAGGTTGGTCCTTATAAGTAATTACACCATTTTCAACACTAAGGCCTTCTAGTGGTAAATTAGCACCGTTCAGTAAGTCTATTTTCTCTTTTCTTAAATTCTCGATAGAGTTTGTTAAATCTTCATATTGATTCTTGTATTCTTCCGCGTCCATTTCAGCGCGCTCTCTATCCTGATTAGCTCTAACTTTTCTATTGATTTCTTCAATATTTTCAATGCTTCTTTCTAGTTCTTCTGTGCTTTCATCGATTAAATCAACAACATCTCTATTCGCAATTTCTATATCATTATTAATAGCTGCTAAATTATTATTTAATTCCAATAATTGTGCTTCAAGTTCAGCTTTTTTATTTTCAGTAAATGATTTTCTAGCGATTAAATTCTCCAAATTATCGCGTTTACGTTGATTTTCTCCGTTTTTAGCAAGGATTTCTTGCTGTTCTTTAATTAATTCAGAAGCACTTACTAGTTCATTTCCAACCTCTTTGTAGAACGGTTGTTCTTCTGCAAAGTGTTTCTTTTGGTCTCTAATTTGTCCGACTGTGCGACGTTTATTATATAGTTCTAGTTCTTCTTGTTCTAACTTGAATAGTTTTTCACCTAAACCATCAACTGTATTTAATAAGGCTTTAGTTTTGTCTTTTGAGTTCATTTCCATAAATTTTGGCAAATTAATAGCGAATTGTTCGACAAAGCTATTTAACAAGTTTTGACCAGCTTTCTTACCGCTAGGATCTATTACTTTTAGTTTCCCATCTTCGCCTTTACGTTCCACTATTAACCCATTATCTAACTCAATCTTGATTATTGGTGGAACTACGCTACCCTCTCTTAATGGTTTAGATGGCTTATAAGCATTTCCACCTAAGGCCCACGCTATTGAATCTAGAACACTTGTCTTACCTTGACCATTTCTACCACCAACCACTGTTAATCCGTTAGCTGTTGGCTCTATTTGAACAGCTTTTACTCTTTTTACATTTTCTATTTCTAATTTATTAATTTTCACCATAAATAATATCTCCTAACCTATTTATTAAATCTTGTGCAACCTCTCTTGGTATGTCCATTGGAGCTTCCATACCATCAATAACAACACACTTAATCTTCTTATCTTGGATAAATTCTTGTTCTTGACTGTTTAACAAATCTTTTAACTTGTCTATGGTTGCTATTTCTTCATGGCCATTTAGTAAGTCATCACCACTTTCATCAATTAATTTAGCATTAATATTTTCGCCAAGTAGTGAACTAAGTAGAAATGTTGATACTTGAATTATCTTCTTAAGGTCGGTAGTAGGGTTATCGTGCTTTTTAAATAATCTAAAATACCTTTTGCCTATATCCCAATACCACACCGCTTGTTCACGTGTTATATTTATATCATTAACTATGTCTTTTAAAATATATCTAGTTTCAAGATGTAAACTATCGACTATCTTTTCTTCTCCGTCAATAATTACAGGTATATTTCTTAATTCTAATTTGTAATGTTTCGGATTCGGTTTATTTATTTCATCTCTCATTTCTTGCTTTTTCTCCTTTTTTGTGATATTTTATAATTGAATTTTTTATTAAGTAGCTGTTGTTTTAACGGCTGCTTTTTTTATATGTTTTTTTGCAAATAATCTAATTCTCTGACACATAATCTTTTAATGTACTTTAACTTTATTTCTTCTACTTTACTAATATCTTCGATTCCTTCGAATCCGTTTAAAACACCTTGTTCTATATCGTTTAATACTAAGATATTTATTGTGTCTTCACGATCTTCATCACATTTTATTAACGTTTCAAATAACGCTAAAGTCTCGTCATCTATATTTACTAACATTTTAATACCCCTCTTTTTGTCTTTGAATATTAACCATTGATTTTTTAATGTACGCTTCAAACAAAGCTTCTAAAGAATAATAAATCATTGCAATATCCAGGATTAATTCAATAGCAAACTCTGTCGATTGGATATACACTGTATTTCCAACTCGCTTATTAAATAAGTATCCCGTTTCAATTTCATTAATCATAGCTTTTTTATGATTTTTATTTTCAATACGTTTTAGCACAAAAGCACATCTGTCAATGCTATATACTTGCTTATCGTTATTCATTAGAGATAGTGCAAATGCTAAACAGTCAGCTAATTCATCAAGTTGTTTTTCTTTTGGCGTTTTATTTTGCTTCCAATCTTTGAAAAATCCTATTGCATTGTACCATTCGTGAAACTCTTCGCATAAAGCTGTTTCTATATGAGTTTTATTCCATATTTTTATATGGCTATCAACTTTCCTTTGCAGTTCTTGTAAGTCTATTAATTTGTTATGTAATTCATATTTATTCAATTTTTACCTCCAACATTTTTTATATCTATTATCAAATATTCCCCACACGATTATGGCAGGTAGAAATAAGATTAAGAATATTTTAGCAACGTCTATATCAGTTGATAGAGTTAATGTAAGAAATATCGTTGCTATAATTGTGTAATAAGTATTTAAATATTTTGGCTTAATTTTTTTCATTTTTTTATTTCCTTTCAATTCGTGATATAATTACCTCGAAAGGAGGTGGATTATATGAAATTAAATTATGAGTGTATACGTGATATAATGTTGTATTTAGAAGAAAAACTTGAATTAAATAAAGCTATGTACTTAAAAAATATCGATATAGACTACAGTGTCGAGGATATCAAATACTCAATTCTAAAATTAAAAGAAATTGATTATATCGATGTCCATATTGTAGATGCTGACGGAGTTGCTATACTTAACGCAATAATCTTCGATATTACTTTTTACGGACATGAATTCCTAAATACAATAAGACCTATGACTGTTTGGGAAAAAACAAAAGAGATTAGTACTAAAGTAGGAGTAACAACAATATCTTCTTTAACTCAAATTGCTTCCCAAATAGCAGCACAACTTATAACTAAACAAATGGGGCTTTAACTTCATATATTTTTATACTTCTTTAATAAAATCATGTATTTCGGTTAAAGAAGTATTTTTTATAAAATTCAAATTTCATCTATTTTTTCCTTTCTACTTCACTCCTAATTCTTCTTGAAACATTTGAACTGTCTTTTTAGTATATGGTTCAATCTTTTTCTCTAGTCTCTTATCTTGAAAATAATCATAGTTGGTTGCGAAGTGTAACCAAGCATAGATATTGAAATGTTCTTTACCCAGTTTTAAACAACTTCCTTTTGGATAAAACCTTTCATCTATCTTTTTTAAAAACTGTTTTTTCCACTTATCATAAGTAGCATGTGATTTTATACCCCAACAATCCATTATTTCTTGTTTAGATAAGTATGGAAATTTTAAATCTAGCTTTTTTAACTCAACTAAATCTAGTTGAACTTCATTCATAGGAATCATCTCCTTTCTTTTTTATTTAGGAAATCAAGTTGGTGGTATATCGATAAAAATTACTTTAGGTCTGCTTGAAGAGTACCATAAATGGTTGCACCAAGAAGATTAGGGTCAACCTTAATAGACTTACGCTCGTTTACGTGGTCTATTATTTTTTTAGTAATAAATATCACACCTGCAATTAATATTATTTTCTTCATTACTTTTCTCTCTTTCTTTTATTTTTATGTTATAATTACCTCAAAGGAGGTGTTTGGTTATGTCTACTACAACTTTATTATCTAGCATTATTTCTGCTATAATTACTGGAATTGTTTCTTATCTAGTAGCAGTTTCTAAAAATAAAGCGGAATTAGAAGCGCTACGAATTTCTCATAAAAATGAAATTGAGAAACTAACACTTACACATAAAATAGAAATTGAGAAACTTAAAGCGCATGCTGATTTGAATTCTAATAATTTAATGAATGAAGCTGTTGCAAAAATTATCCCAGATATATTTGGTAAACTCTTAACTGGAGAGCTTACAGTTGATCAAATAAAATATATTGAAAATAATTTTAAAGAATAATTTTATTTCTCTTCGTTTGAAGAGATTTTTTTTATTATCCCCATAACTCCTATAACAGCATCATTAAGTCCGTGTATATACCCCTTGAAATAATCGGATTTTAAAATTCTAATTTGTTCTTTTGACAAATTTAATTTTTTTACCTCTTCTATATTTTTTTTAAAAAGTTTTTTCTTTTGTCTTTTGTTCATATTTCCCCCTTTTTTTCTTGTGCTTTCATTTCTTTTCTCTTTTCTAAATATTTTCAAGAATATAATTCTTGTTAATTTTTAAAAAAAATATCGTTAGCTTCTTCATTTGATAATGCTAAGAATTTTATTAAAAGTAACATTTCGCTTTTTTTAAATTCTCTATCTTGAACTTCGTTGATTTTATCAGAGAAACTACTAACAGAGATATTTAAATAATCGGCGCATTGTTTATAAGTCTTTCTTTTCTCTCTTATCTTTCCTTTTAACTTATCCATAGTACCACCTTTCTTTTGATTTATTTTCAAGAACTAAATTCTTGACTGTAACTATATGATAACACGAGATTTTTTACTTGTCAAGAATTTTTTTCTTGTTTTTTTAAAAAAAATTACCACAAAAAATAATTCCATTCTTGAAAACAAGAATAATATATAGTATAATTAATTCAAAGGAGGCGTTAAAAATGACATTAGGTAAAAGAATAGAACAAAAAAGACTATCTAAAAATTTAAAAAAGAAAGAGTTAGCTAAACTAATAAACGTTCATGATACTTTAATTGGAAAATATGAACGCGACGAAGTAGATTTAGGACTTAGTAAGATTAAAGAATTAGCTAGAGTATTAGACACTACGCCTGCTTATCTTATGGGGTGGGAAGATAACCAAAAAGAAAATATCGATATAGCAAATATGGTTAATGATCTAATGGATAATTTAAATAGTAATCAAGCCTTAATGTATAGCGGTGAACCAATGGACGAAGTAACAAAAGAATTAGTTCGCGCTTCAATCGAGCAAGCAGCGAGAATAGCAATGGCGCGACATAAGTCAGAAAATGACAATTAAAGATGTCTACCATTCCTTAGTTGAGGAATTTGGAACAACTAATCCATTTAACATCGCTAGACAATTAGGAATAACAGTACTATTTAACGATTTAGGAACAAACAACGGGCTATATCATACGTTAGAAATTAGTAACAAAACATACCACTACATACACATTAACAATAATTTATCTGATTCTGATAAACGATATACAATGGCTCATGAATTAGGTCACTTTATTTTGCACAGAGGCTCAAACTTACATTTCCTTAGACGTATTTCAAGAGTGCCATTGTCAAGGCAAGAAATAGAAGCCGACCTATTCGCAAGCTATTTCGTTGTTTCAGATGAGGAGATAAAAGAAATAAATAATATAACTCACATATCAGAATCGTTTAAAATTGATTATAGGATATGTGAGAAAAGGCTGGAATATATTAATTAAAGGAGAGACAATGAAAAATAAAAAACAAGAAAATGAAGAATTATTAGCAGAATCAACAGATAAAATGAAAGAAATTACAGTCGACAATCCTAACCATTTTAAAACCAGTCGTCTTGGTAAAAGCATGCAAAATTATACAACTCAGCTTAAGCGGGATGTATTAGGGATAAGACGAAGAAATCAAGTATATCCTCGTGGAACTGTAGTATACGTTGATTTTGGTATTAATTATGGATCAGAATTTTCTTCCTATCATTATGCTATAACACTTAGTAATGATGATAATAGAAAAGAGAACACTATCACAGTTGTACCATTAACATCTAAAAAAGGGAAAAGAAACATAAAATTAAATTCTAGTGTATCTGCCTCTTTAGCAGCATTAACTCTTATGCTTGTTAATGAACACAGTAAGGCAATAGAAATTACAAACAATAAATCAAAAGAGACTATAGATGAGTTACGAGAACAATCAAAAATTGCTAGTGAAAAACAAGATATTGAAAAAACAATTGAAATTAATGAAAAATTAGATGAATTGGCTAAATTATATGAGCAAATCGAAATGGTACAAGAAGCTAGTACAAATGCATTAGAAAGAGTTAAAAAATATACAGAAGATTTAGATAAAGATACATATATAAAAGTAGATGCTATTACTACTATAGACAAAAATAAAATATTCAAAAGAAAAGATGACTTAGATCCTCTAACAAGAGTTACTGTATCAGAAGATATACTTGAGTTAATAGATAACGAAATTAAAAATTTATTTTTGACCAAAGATTTATAA